TCTTAACTCCAGATATAAATTGTCCATAAACCAAATGTTAACCAACCACGTTTCCCGATTAGTCCATCCGTTATAGCTGTTATCTGATTTAGCTTTTAGTTCGACGGCCAATTGTGCCGCGTCCCATATGTCGCATAGTGTTTCGTACTCTTTACCTTGATATATATACATTACATTCTCCCAAAAAAATGGGGGGCAATGCCCCCCTATTATCGATTAATCGAATCTAGCTATCTTGTACTCGCTGGTTCGCCTATTTCTTATGGCACATATTCCGTAATCGTAAACGAATAACTCCATTGCCCCATAAGTAAACCTAGCTAGGGGTGCCATATCAGGGTCTTCATCATCCGATTGATACGTGCCGTCTGGCCTAATCTCACCATCAAACGGATGATCTACGAACCCACCGTATTGATAAAGTTCATCCATTTTGCTGGCAACGAATTTTAACGTGTGAGGTAATGAGATATACGATCTCACGCCAGCGTCGGCGGCCTCTATCGCGGCCAGCGATTCAGCATCACACGCGTCCTCAAAAAACTGAGGAATAATTCCGCATGCTTCCAGAATATTGAACTCGAATGATTCGCCGACTTCAGCGTTATTAGTTGGGTTTATTAATGTATCCATAATTTTATTAATCTCTTAATCAAAGGTTGGGGGGCAATGCCCCCCATTAGGTTAAATAATCCATTCCTCTGGATGAGGCGATAAGGTCATCGCTATTCCAGAATCTAAAGCTGCATTCGCATCAACTACTTCAGATGTGCATCTTGTATTGTCTCGAAACCCGCAACCATTGATCGCAAATGATCGTCCGGCCATTTTGTAATTCATGCCATGATCGTCTACTTCGTGTAGGTAATCGTGATCCCATGGTTCTCCGCAATGTTGGCAATGTATATCAGTCATTCTATTTTTCCTTTTAGTTATTGCTTTGAAGTATCTAGTCTATCACGATGTCAATAAGAATGCACAATACTTTCGGCCATATAATAGTTAATTAAAACAAAATGAAAACAACATCATCATGATTAACAGGTCTTATCTTTTGACTAGGTATTCCACAGGCAAACAATGCCCTAGGATTTTTCAAGGTACCCTAGGGGTCTTGTGGCAAAAAAGTGAAAAGCCTTTTTTTAAAAAGTCGTCACCCCCTTTTTTATTTTTTTTGTGTAGGATGTTGTGTAATATCATTTCACGCATACAATCCTGTGGAAAAATCATTTTGAGCACTCTTGCCCATATTCCCGAATCGGACATGAAAGAGATCCTAATGCTCAAGGATCGCCTATCCTTGCTGGAGTCCCAGGGTCAGTGCCAAAAATCCTTCATGGATTACGTCAGATACATCTGGGATGGGTTTATTGAGGGGGAACACCACCGACTTATCGCAGACAAGCTCACAGAGGTCGCTCAGGGCAAGTGTAAGCGTTTAATCGTCAACATGCCCCCTAGGCATACCAAGTCCGAATTCGCCTCTGTGTACTTCCCATCGTGGGTTATGGGCCTTAATCCAGATATGAAGATAATGCAGACGACTCACACTGCAGATTTGTCCATACGTTTCGGTAGAAAGGTAAGGAACCTTATGGACACTGACGAATATAAGCGCATGTTCAGTGATGTTTCTTTAGCGGCAGACTCGAAATCAGCAGGAAGGTGGCAAACATCACAGGGGGGGGAGTATTTTGCAGCAGGTGTGGGTGGTGCCATCACGGGGCGGGGTGCAGATTTATTAATTATCGATGACCCCCATTCGGAACAGGATGCATTATCGCTAAATGCGATGGAAGGAGCCTATGAGTGGTATACCTCTGGTCCTAGGCAGCGTCTTCAGCCAGGTGGTGCCATTGTTATCGTGATGACAAGGTGGTCAACCATTGATTTGACAGGCAAGTTACTGAGTAGGCAGACCGAAGAACACGCAGATAACTGGGAAGTTATAGAATTACCTGCCATTTTTGAGGATACAGGCAATGTATTGTGGCCTGAGTTCTGGAAGAAGGAGGAATTAGAGTCTGTTAAGGCTTCGATTCCGATAGCTAAGTGGAATGCCCAGTACCAGCAGAACCCCACCTCTGAAGAGGGCGCGATCATTAAGCGCGAATGGTGGAATATCTGGACCAAAGACTCCCCGCCTAGCTGTCATTACATCATTCAGTCCTACGATACGGCGTTTTCCAAGAAGGAGACAGCGGATTACAGCGCGATTACGACCTGGGGGGTGTTTAGTCCGGGTGATGGCTTGGCAGACGCGATCATGCTGTTGAATGCAGAGCGTGGTCGATGGGACTTCCCTGAGCTAAAAGCTGTGGCTTACGACACATATCAGGAATATAGCCCCGATATGGTGTTAATTGAGGCTCAAGCGAGTGGTACGCCGTTAACGCAGGAACTTCGGATGATGGGCATACCTGTAGTTAATTATCGGCCCAGCCGAGGTAATGACAAGATGACTCGCGTACATTCTGCAAGTCCTGTGTTTGAGTCTGGACTTGTGTGGGCTCCTGACTTTATTTTTGCGGAGGAGGTCATCGAAGAGTGTGCAGCTTTCCCTTTCGGAGAGCACGATGATTATGTAGACTCTATGACGCAAGCTATATTAAGATTCAGGCAGGGAAATTTCATATCCCTTCAGTCTGACGAGGTTGAAGAAGAACTTTCCAAAAAGCGAATCGCATATTATTAAGGAGTCATGATCATGGCAGGAAGAAAAGATTTACAAAAAAGAGTCGGAACCGATGCGTTAAGTCTTTTTAAAGATAAATTAGGAAATGTTAAAAATAGAAGGGCTCCTGTTGTAAGAAACAACAATCAAGTTGGCCCGACAAGAACAGCCAAACAAAAAAAAGATGCCATCATTGATGGCGACTTTACTGACATCACCCCCAAAGCAGGTTTTACAAAAAAAGAACTAGCGCTATTGATAACGGGCGGCGTTGGCCTTGGACTTGCCGCATTAAACAAAGCGACTTCTTCTGAGTTAAAAGATCTTTCTGCAGATGCAGATGCAGATACTAAGCCAAAGAGAGGTAAAGGTGAAACCGCTGCAGAAAAAGCGGCTAGGTTAAAGAAACTTAGAGAAGATCAAGCAAAAGTCAACGCAAGCAATCCTGGGTCGCCGGGCAATAAAGTAACAACAAAAACCAAAGCCACGACTACAACCGCAGGCAAAGGCAAAGGTAAGTTGTTTAAAAAATTCCGCCCCTTTGGTGGCGTGATTGCAAGAGCTTTACTTGGTGATGACGAGAAGTTTGGTGGCGAACGAGGAATGATTGACTTTATTCGCACGAAGAAAAAGAAAAAGCCCGTAAAGAAAAACATGGGCGGCATGATGAAGAAGAAAGGTTATGCCGATGGCGGGGATGTTGGAAAGAAGGCATCGCTAGATGGTCTTTCTGAAAAAGAATTAAAACAAATGATACTGCGGCTTAAAAAAGAATCTCTTAAGCCTAAGGTTAAGCCCAAAAAAACTTCCCCTCCCAAAAGATCAATAAATCTTCCTCAAGAAAAAAGATCAATGAATATTCCTGAGGAAGAAGAAAGATCATTTAATTTTTCCAAAGGCGGGGCAGCTAAAAAGAAAGGTTATGCCAAAGGTGGTATGACCAAAAAGGGTTACGCTAATGGAGGTATGGCTAAGAAAGGTTATGCAAATGGCGGATCTGCCAAGAAGACAACCGCCAAGAAAACTGCTTCTCGCGGAAAGGCTAGAGGCGTAGGTGCAGCAACTCGCGGCTATGGTAGAGCTATGAAAAAATAATTTTTAACCCAGCGTAAGCTGGAAGGGTCAATTGGATAATGCCTTATTTACAAAGTAACATCCCTTACTTCAAAGCTTGGGTGAGGAGAGAGTACACGGTTAATCATGAGCGATACCATGGCGAGTTCTTACACGCTATGGTTGTCGCCGTGACTACCATGCCAAGTAGATGCTTGAGTTTTCAGGTTATCTTTACAGGCTGTGAGTCTGATAATGAAGAAGACGGTCACAATGTTCATGGAGGCGCGATGTGGGCTAGGATGCCTATCACTGCGCTAGTGGCCGATGTGCCGTTAGAAGAGTGGCCTGAAGAGTTGCCGCCTTATCTAGCTCAACCTTGGGACTGTATGTCGCACCATCATTCTGTTTACAAGATAGAAAGAGCTTCTCCCGCGCCCTGGATTGCGAAGGTTGATGGAGAGTTCTATCCAGCCAAGTATTACTGCACAGTAGACTATACTGACAACGAAGTAGCTGATGATCCCGCGCAACATAAACAAAGCCATATACTGGAATTGCTTGACGCTGGAGAATACACTGGCAATATAGTGGCTTTACCTAACAATAGAGTTAGAGTAACGCACCCTGCTTGGTTTGAAACCGGCGAAGGCGCACCTGACTTTAAGCCAAATCAACGATCCTACAACTCAAAAGAAGATGTAGGGTATGTATGGGATACTGGTAGAGTGTTCAACAACCTTTACAGTGAGTAACGTAATGAGGAAGCCGAATGGCAATTGAGCGCGGTGTTGACGATCTAGATATTGCTGATCTTGATATTCAAGACAATTCAAAAGAAATTGAAATAGATCTTGATTCTGATTTAGACGATGGCTCTAGCATTGACGATATCTTTGGTAATCTTGAAGATGACGATAACGAGATATTAGAAGACGGCACTATGCTGGTGGGCGTTCCTCCAGAGCCTATGATGGATGAAGGCGAGGATTTCTTTGAAAACCTTGCAGAGCTTATTGATGATGGCGATCTAGGCCGTATTTATTCTGATTGTGTAGCTGACTTCCAAGATGACAAGTCTTCTCGCAAGGAGTGGGAAGAGCAATACCGTGAAGGTCTTGAGTTCCTTGGGATGAAGTTTGAGGAAAGAACTGAGCCCTTTAACGGCGCGTCAGGCATTATCCATCCACTTCTCGCTGAGTCTGTTACCCAGTTCCAAGCACAAGCATACAAAGAACTTTTACCTGCTGGTGGACCTGTTAAGACACAGGTTGTTGGCATGATGACTCCGAATGCAGATCTTCAGGCAGCAAGAGTTCAG